TTTTCGAATTTGATGTGGTCCGGCGCATTTTTGTGCGACGTGACGAAGCGTGGTTTGAGGGCCGGGTGATATCATCATGAACGCGCAATTTCTTGGAAAGTGGTTCCGAACGTTTCGTTGCAACTCATGTCTTTCCTCGCTGAGTCGTCGAGAAGTTTTTTGCACCCACGGCGTCTGCCCGCACTGCGGCGCGGTTTCGGACGGCACAATCACGGGCCATTTAGTTGAGGCAGTGGCGCCGATATTCGCGCGGGACCTGAATTGGTTCGAGCGGCTCACCGGGCTGGACTTGCGCAAGACCGTTGGTCTGCGTCGCAAGCATTAAGTAATTCCCCTAGACTTCGTCCCGTAGCAATTGGACTTGCGCGCGGTGTCCGACTGGTATATGTTGTGGCGTCGGTAAGATAACAACAAACTGATTAGCAACAACTTATGAGCCGCAAACACTTCGAAGCCCTAGCCGAAAACCTCCGCGCCGCGAAAATCGCCGCGGTCAACGCCGACCGCCGTGTGTTCAGTGACGGCAGCCCGGGAACCCACGTCGCGCTGGTTGACGCGCTCATTCAGGACATGGCCGAGATGTGCGACCGGTTCAACGAAAACTTCGACTCGGGTCGGTTTGTGTCAGCCTGCAACAAAATCTAATCTCTCCACACCTCACCCACCTCCTGGGGCCACGGATGGCCCCACCTCTTAAATGAAAAATTCATTCAGCAAAAAAGACATCGGGGCGGCGGTTGTGTTCGCGGGCTTCGACGGCGGCAGCTACAGCGCCACCATCGTCAACGCGGAGCCGCAGTATGTGACTATCAAGTATTTTCCTGTCAGCTCTCAGCCGGTGTTCACCATGGTCGTGCGCGCGGACTGGCACCGGTTGACCCGGTTCGGAAATGCTCTTTTCCTCGAAGTCGAAGCGCCTACCCACGAGGTGAGTCTGTGAACGTCCACACCGTCTCCCTTTTCTTCACCGACGCCGCGGATGCTGAGTGGTTCGCCAAGTGCGCCGCGGCCAGCGTCAAAACTCGCGCACGCCTGGACGCCTGCCGCGCGGGCATCATGCAGGACAGCCTATCAAAAGCCTATCAGGTCGTGCGCGACAGTTTCCCCGTCGGCCATCGACACGTCCGAGCGGCAGCGGAAACGCCAATCGAATACGCGGCCTGGGAAACCGACGGCGGCACGACGGCCGAACAAAACGAAGCGAGGTTTGCGTGATGAAACAACGACAATTCGACACGCCACAGAACCACATCAACGCCTTCACCGCGTCGGTCTGCGCCGTCATCAGCGTCGCCTGCCTGATAGTTACCGCCTCGCAAGGCAATGTAATCTTCGCTGCGCTGTTCTTGATGATACTGCTGCAATCGGCGCGCGACCTGTGTAACGAATACGACCCATGAAAACAAACGAATCACTACCTACCAAACGCGGAAAAATTAACGGCTACAGCCACTCCAAGGCTGACGCCAAGGCGGACCGTAAGCGGCTCGATGCCCAGGCGCGCGACCAAGCGCATGCGGACCTGACGCCGGCGCAAAAGCTGGCCAAGTGTCGTGCGCGCCGCGGCTGCTCCGACCGTGAGGTGAAGCGCTTAACTGGGGCTTGACAGCATGCCCGACCGGTGCGATATTACGCCATGAAGAAACTGCTTCGTGAGTTGAAAATGTCGCCCGGTTGGTCGGTCGCCTTCGCCTTCCTCGGCCTGGGCATCGTGCTGAAGTTCGTGGTGTTGGTGATGGTCATCCTGGGAGTAAACTGATATGAACTATTCGATTGTTTGGAAAATACGGGAGGGTGGATTTGTCACCTTCCGCCGGGAGCTGGAGGACATGAAATCCCTCGAACACGCGCTGGAGGTTTTTCGGCGTGAGGAACCCGACGCGTATGTTGTTCGTGCGTATGTCCACGAACCCATTGACCCGGCTCTGCTCGCCGGGCTGTGGCAGCGCCTCGACCAGAAGGCTGTTGCGGATGGCTGGCGTTCCACCGGAGACTAGCACCATGAACAAGTTCACCCACAAAATCGAGTTTACTTTTGGCATCGGCCTTGACAAAGACTTCCGGCGCATCCCGCGCGAGGTTGCCGTGGTGCAGTTGGAGTGCATCCGCACGGCAGCGCTGGACCTGTTTGGCGGATGCACCCAAATTACAGGCACCGGCGCGTGGCGCGATGACGAATTCATGGCTAACGGCCGAACCTGGGTGGAGGACAATTGCACGCTGGTCGTCCTGACGGACCTCGAGTGGAACCGCTCCGCGGTGGCCATACTCGCGGAGCGCATCAAGGTTTTGCTTGACCAAGCGGCTGTGCTGGTCACCTACACGCATATCACGGGGGAAATGCTGTGAGGCTGGACTTTCACCGGGACATCTACCTGCCGGCGGAGCTGGTCGCCCATGTCCGCGCCGTGAATTATTCGCGGCTGGTTTACACCCGCCACGCTCTGGGCGCCGCCCTGGAGGACGGCCTGCGGCATACGGACCTGCCGCTGTCGCTGTGTTTGGACGACTGGACGCTGGTCCACGTCGAGACGTGGCACGGCCGGCCTACGGGAATCCTGGTGCGCCGCCCAGTGAATTCCAACCCGCGCCTTCACTTGGTCCTAGCAATAAGCGTGCCAGATTGCCGCGTTAAGACCGTTTGGATTAACCGCGCGGACGACAATCACCGCACGCTGGACCGGGCGAAATATGTGTCCGCCCCTTGACGCGGGCCGCGACCTGCGCCATATTACGCCATGAATAACATACCTGATTTTGTTTTGATAGCTGCGTGGTTTCTCGGTCTCGGTGTATGCGCCGCGGCCAAGCTTTTTTTCTGGTATTGGGTTATCAAGCTTTGTATTAACGACGTTGCGGATGGGGTGGCGGACCGCTTGAAAAAGTAATGACTTGACATCGGCCACGACCTGCACCACATTACGCCATGAGCAACGAGACAACGACGGAGATTAAGATTGAAACCCTGCTGCCCTGGGGTGCGCCGAAGCGCGTGCGCCTGCAAGACGGCACCGAGCGCATCCTTCGGACCTGCTTTTCCACGCCGTCATCCTTCTGGGACGCCTGGAAGCAAAATAAGCCCGCGCTCCAGCAAGCGGGCATCTCGCCGAAGCGCCAGCCGGACGGCGCCTGGATAGTGAATTGGTGGGCCGCGGTTGACCCGGTCGCCGCCAAGGCGGAGCAGGCCAAGCGTGCCGTTGTCGCCGAGGCCAGCCGCGCGACCGATGCGGCCATCGACCTGCCCCGCCCGGCCGGGCTGAACTACCTGCCGTATCAGAAAGCCGGCGTGGCCTACGGGCTGGACTGCTGGGCGCACAAGCGCGGGGTTCTCATTGGCGACGAAATGGGTTTAGGAAAAACAATTCAGGCCATCGGGCTCATCAATTGCACGCCGTCAATCAAGTCTGTCATCATCGTTTGCCCGAACACGCTCAAGCTGAACTGGGCACGCGAGCTGAAGAAATGGCTCGTCCGGCCGATGTCGGTTGAGGTTCAGTATTCGAACAAACCCTTTTCCCGCGCGGACATCGTCATCGTGAATTATGACGTGGTCCACAAGTTTCTGACGGACCTTTCGAACCGTGACTGGGACCTGCGCATTTGTGATGAGAGCCAATACATCAAGAACCCCAAGGCACGCCGCACGAAGTCCACGCTGGCCATCCGCGCTGCCCGCAAGGCTGCGCTGACGGGAACGCCCATCGAGAACCGGCCCATCGAGTTGTGGCCCGTCCTGAACGACCTGGACCCCAGCGCGTGGCCCAAGGGCGGGTTTTTCCAGTATGCTCGCCGCTATTGCGCCGCCAAGCAAAACGGTTTCGGCTGGGACTTTTCCGGCCACAGCAACGAGGCGGAGTTGCAGCATCGGCTGCGGTCGTCCATCATGATACGCCGCTTGAAAAAGGACGTGTTGAAGGAACTGCCTGCGAAGCAACGCCAAGTCATCGAGTTGGACACCGCCGGTTGCAAAGAGCTGCTCGAGCTGGAGGAGTCGATGGTGTCCGAACGCGAGGCCGCGCTTGTTGAGTTGCGCGCACGCGTCGAGCTGGCCCGCGCTGGTGAGTCGCGCGAAGACTACGCGGAGGCAGTCCACGCGCTGCGCAGCGGGCAAGGCGCCGCGTTTGAGGACATGGCTGAGTTGCGGCACAAGGTCGCCGAGGCCAAGCTTCCGCAATGCCTCGCGTTCATCGAGGACGCGATGGAATCCGGCAAGGTGATAGTGTTCGCGCATCACCTGGACATTGTCGCGGGCGTCGTCGCGAAGTTTCCCCAGGCGGCGGTCATCACGGGCAACACGCCCGCGCCGAAGCGCATGGAACAGGTTGACCGCTTCCAGAATGACCCCGAGTGCAACATTTTCGTGGGCAACCTTGCCGCGGCTGAAGGGCTGACCCTGACCGCCGGCTCGCACGTTATTTTCGTCGAGATGCAATGGGTGCCCGGCAAGCATGCGCAGATGGAAGACCGCGCGCACCGCATTGGGCAGAAGGACAGCGTGCTGTGCAGCTACCTCGTGCTCGAGGGCTCGCTTGACGCGCATATGTCGCGCACCATCGTGGAAAAGCTGAATGTCATTGACGCGTGCCTGGACAAAATCACGGACTGGACCGAAGCCGACGTGGAGGAAGTCGAGCCGGTGACCAAGGTCCGCCTGACCTTCGAGCGCGTCGCTGCCGAAGCGAAGCTGGTGTCTGACCGCTGCGTGGAGCTGGTCCACCTCGGGATGAAGATGCTTGCCGGCGGGTGCGACGGAGCGTGTAAGCTGGATGACGTGGGCTTTTCCGCGGTCGATGTTCAAATCGGGCATGCGCTTGCGCACCGTTCCACCATTACCCAGAAACAGGCCGCGCTGGGCTGGCGAATACTTTGTAAATATCACCGCCAGCTCGGCTCCGAATTCATCGCAGAGCTGAAGGCCGCGGCAGCAATCAAGCTATGAAAACAGAATTGGAAAAACAAATCGATGCCCGGTTTGCCGAAATGGGCTTTCCGGACCCGGACAACAAAGCCATCACGCCGGACTTGCGCGCGGAGATAGCACGGCAGCTCGGGCTGTTCTACAACGGGCACACGCTCGTGGTTGACCGCCGGCAGCCGGGGCACCTGAAAATCTATGCGGTCACCCTTCAAGCTGAATGAAAACACTATCCTACTTGCTATTTCTGGTTTGTTTTATGTGCCTGGGCATTTCCTTTTGGCCGGCGGTGGCGCTGGTCTGGTTCCTCCGGCTCGAGGCAAAAACAGGGGTTGACAATT